GAAAAACCTAACCCTAAGAAAAAATCAACACCATTATCACCTGCTGCAAAAGCATCAGCCAAGGCTGCTGCTAAAAAGGCTGGAAGAAAATATCCTAATCTTGTGGACAACATGAGAGCAGCACAGAAGAAAGGCAAATAATTATGGCTACAGGTTACGATGGTTCAACATTTGTTGCTGAACTAAATAGGCTTGCTAACTCAGGAACATATCCAGCACGCACTGCTTTTAAAGAAGCACAGGCTGCAGCAAATGTTTGGGCTGGAACAAATAATAAAAGCCTTATTGCTGCCTTAAACTATAAAGCAAGTTCAACTCGTTTACCTCCAGAGTATAAAGGTTTAAACGCAGTATGCAATGAAATTGCTGGCACTACTAATAAGTCAGCCACCTCAGCCTTAAGGAGTATTGACCTGTGAGTTCATTAGAAGATATTACACAACGAGTTGATACACTCCTTCATGGTTACAGTCTTAATACAGAATCAACTACTTGGTTAACATCAAGTGCAACCACATCTAGCACTACGCTAAATGTGCATGATGCTACTGTTGTTAGCCGTGGCTTTATTCAAGTAGATGATGAAATGATGTATGTGCATAGCACCAGCAATGTAGATAACACAATTACTCTTTCTCCTTGGGGCCGTGGTGCCCGTGGTAGTTCTGTAGTTACTCATGCTGCTAATGCCAAAGTTACAATAGCCCCTGTATTTCCTCGTAGTGAAATCAAAAAGGCTATTAACAACACTCTTGATGCTATGTATCCTCAAGTATTTGGCATAGGACACACAACATTTAATTATGTTGCAGCCCGTACAACTTATGATATTCCTGATGAGGCAGAGCAAATTCTCAACCTTACACACCAAACCATTGGCCCATCTCGTGAATGGCTACCTGTTCGTTCATGGCAAATTGACCGTGCAGCAGATGCAGCAACATGGGGAACTGGTGGCAACCTAGGCAAAACACTTTCAGTATTCTCACCTATTGTTCCTGGTCGCCCACTCAATGTGGTTTATGCAAAACGCCCAACACTATTTAATTTAACAACAAGCAATACACAAGATTTTGCAACAGTAACTGGATTACCTTCATACGCTGAAGATGTTGTTGTTTATGGCGCAGCCTTCCGTATGGTTTCATTCTTAGACCCTTCACGCTTGGGTCCATTATCTGCAGAAGCAGATGTTCTTGATAATCAGCGTGGAGCACGAAGTGGTGAAAACGCAGCACGCTTCTTGTTCAATGTTTACAACACTCGTTTAAATGAAGTGGCGGATAACCTACGCCGTCAGTATCCAATTCGTTCACATCACCAGAGATAAGGTAACCCTATGGCAGCAGGCGACCCAGGCGTATTACAGCGGAATTACTCCGCTATTGCAGTTGAGACAACACTCACTGCATCAATTTCAGCATCCTCACAAGGTGCTAGTGGGACTATTATTGTTGGTTCAGTAGCAGGTTATCCAGCCACTGCTCCTTATACATTAGTTATTGAACCAGATACTGCTCGTGAAGAAGTAGTAACAGTTACTGGTAATTCATCGGGCACAACCCTTACAGTAATTCGTGGCGTAGATAATACTCAAGCACTTGCTCACTCTGCTGGTGTATCTATTCGCCATGCTGTATCAGCCCGTGATTTTAAAGAAGAAAAGACTCATGCTGCTGCCCGTGGCTATGATACTGACCAAGCAATTCTTGATGCTGTTGGACAAACACATGTTCACGGTATTGTCACTGGCGAAGGCGATGTAGTAGGAACTGCTAAAACGCAATCTCTTAGCAATAAAACTTTAGTTTCTCCTATCATTACTGGAACCCCAGGCATTGCTACAAGCATTGTTTTTGAAGGCTCTACTGCAGATGATTATGAAACAACATTAACAGTAACCGACCCAACGGCTGATAGAACAATTACCCTTCCTAATGCTACAGGTAATGTTGTTCTTGATACAGCAACTCAAACATTAACTAACAAAACTTTAACTAGCCCAACAATTTCAGGCAGTCCAGTTATTACTGGTCTTTCATCTGCTGGTATGTCAGCATCATCTGCTACACCTAGAGATTATGTAGATAGCATTTTGGGTTCAGCAACTGCTGCTTCTACTAGCGCAGCCTCTGCTGCTACATCTGCATCTAGTGCTGCTACTTCTGCTACTAGTGCTGCAGCCTCGGCTACAACTGCCGCTAATAGTGCATCCGCTGCAGCAACTAGTGCTACTAACGCAGCAGCATCTGCAACTACAGCAGCAGCATCTGCTTCATCTGCTACAACTTCTGCATCTTCTGCTCAAACCTCAGCAACATCAGCAGCAACTAGTGCTACTAGTGCTGCAGCATCTGCAACTACTGCGGCTGCATCTGTTGCAACTATTGCTACTTATGCATCTAATGCTTTAACTTCTGCCAATTCAGCAGCAACATCAGCATCTAGTGCCGCTACATCTGCTTCAAGCGCAGCAACATCAGCAAGTACAATGGCTGCAAGCGTTTCTGCTGCTGCTACTAGTGCTGCTTCTGCAGCCACAAGTGCAACGGCTGCAGCCACAAGTGCATCAAGTGCTGCAACTTCAGCCTCGGCTGCAGCAACTTCTGCTACTAGTGCTTCTAACAGTGCAACTACTGCTGCTGCTTCCGTAGCAACTATTGCCAGTTATGCAAGTGCTGCAGCAACTAGTGCAACATCTGCTGAAAACAGTGCTACTTCTGCTGCTTCAAGTGCAGCATCTGCTGCTGCTGCTACTAGTGCCTCTGCTGCTAGTGCAGTTGCTGCTGCTACATCTGCCACATCTGCTGCTTCATCTGCTACTTCTGCTGCTGCTTCTTATGATGCATTTGATGACAGGTATCTAGGTGCTAAATCATCCCCCCCATCTGTAGATAATGATGGTAATGCACTTCTTACTGGTGCTCTATATTGGAACACAGTAAGCAATATTATGTTTGTATGGTCAGGTTCAGCCTGGGGTTCTATTTCATCTTCTGCTGAAATTTATCGTTACAAATATATATTAAGCGGTGGAGAAACTTCAGTTTCTGGACCAGATGCTAATGGCGCAACATTATCTTATTTAGTAGGAAAAGAACAAGTATATTTAAACGGTATATTACTTGTTAGAACAACAGATTATACAGCCACCAATGGTACAAGTATTTCATCTCTGGCTGCTCTTGCAAATGGTGATATTCTTGAAATTATTACATTTACCTCTTTTGAGGTAGCAAACGCAGTAACTCAAACAACCTATGATATAGGCCAAGAAACACAAAATATAATGTCCATAATGGGCGCATACTAGGAAAGGTAGTAACTAATGGCTACAATAACTAAGGCTCTTGCTAGAACAGCAGCAGCCACTTCAAGTACAACACTTTATACAGTACCTAATACATCAACTACAACCGTAGTTACAAATATTGTATTAAGTAATACAGCAACCAGTGCGGCAACTGCAACTATTGCTATTGATAGTGTAACGATTGTACCTGCAGTATCAATTCCTGCTAACTCACTTTTTGGTTTTGACCTTAAACAAGTTATTCCTGCTAATGCAACGCCTAAAACAATTACAGGTTTTGCATCAACTACGGCAGTATCAATTCATATTAGTGGAGTGGAGATAGTATAATGGCAATTAGTCAATTTCCTTCTAAGGGCGGTATACCTTCTGGTAATACCGCTGGTCGCCCAACTAGCCCAGTAATTGGTGACACTTACTACAATGGCCAATTAGGTGTTCTGGAAATTTATGATGGAACAAATTGGATTTTTAATTCTGCACCAGCAGCAAAGCCAACAATCGCAACACCAACAGATGCTAGTTCTACTGATGTTTATACATCAACTGCTGGGAAATTAAGTGTTGTATTTACTGCAAACACAGATGGTGGAATACCATTACAATATAATGCATACACAACTTCTGGTGGACACAGTGCGTTTAGTTCTACTTCAACAGTTACTTTAACTGGACTAACTCCAGGAACTGCTTATACTGTATATGGAACAGCACAAAATGCTTTTGGAACAAGTATTAATAGTAATAACTCAACAGCCGTTACTCCATCTACCCTACCACAGGCTCCAACTTTTGGAACTTTGTCTAACCCAGTTACTGGTACTACTTTAAATTTATCATTTACTGCAGGTTCTGGGGCTGGAAAATCAATTACAAACTATAAGTACTCATTAGATGGAACTACTTATACAGCATTTTCTCCAGCACAAACAACTTCTCCATTAACAATCTCAGGATTAACAAGTGGAACTTCTTATACAGCATCAATAAAAGCAGTTACTGCTAATGGCGATTCTCCTGCATCTGCTACATCAAACTCAGCAACACCAACTACTACTGTAGCAACAAATTATCTTGTTATTGCAGGTGGTGGTGGAGGTGGTCGCCGTGGTGGTGGAGGTGGAGCAGGTGGTTATCGTACATCTGCAGGAACTTCTGGTGGTGGAGCAAGTGCTGAATCTGCACTTAACTTATCTTTAAGCACTAACTATACAGTAACCGTTGGTGCTGGTGGTGCTGGTTCAACAAGTACTAGCAATAAAGGTGTTAATGGTTCTAACTCAGTATTTTCTACAATTACATCTACTGGTGGCGGAGGTGGTGGCTCTGATGCTAACACTACAGGTGCTACAGGAGGTTCTGGTGGTGGTGGTTCCAATACTGCTGGTGGAGCAAAAGGTTTAGGTACTGCAAACCAAGGTTATGATGGTGGTAACTGTGGTCCTAACAATGGAAACATTGAAGGAGGCGGTGGAGGTGCTGGTGCCGTAGGAGGTAATGGTGGTTCCGCAACTACTGGACCGTCAGGTTCAGGTGGAACTGGTGTATCTTCATCTATTACTGGTACTGCTGTTACTCGTGCAGGCGGTGGTGGTGGAGGCGGACCTACCT